GAGGTGTCAGCATGAACTGGCTGGGAGACCTCATTGGATGCCTGGCACTGTTTGTCATGCTCTACGTCGGTCTGGGTGCAGCACATGTATTCGGATGATACGGACTTAGACGATTTCCTTAGGCAGCTGTTTCCACCGTTGCCTAAGCCATCCAGGGAAGAACCTGACTACCGAGATTACGTTCCCTGGAAACCATCACACACTGGCGAAGAGCCACCGTTCTAACTGGGAGAAAGAATTATGAACTTTACAGACTTTGTTAATCAAGAAGCACCAAACATCTGGAACGGCAAGCACCTCAAAGAAAGCCGTTCAAAGATGCACAGGTTTGCTGAGTTTAAAAGCATTGGATTTAAAGGTGTCGATGAAGTGACCGCGATGGATATACATCAGTTCGGACTACACCTTTTAGATGTTGGATTATCCGATAATACTGTTGACCACTACAAGGCAGCTATAAGCGCTATCCTTCGTCATGCAAAGGATCTCGATTTAGTTGATAAGCTACCGACGATAAAGTTTGCACACAAGAAGCAGGGCCGTGTACGTTTCTTGTCTGATTCTGAACAAGAGAAACTACTACGTTTCTTTGGTGGTCATAAACACTGGTGGATGAAGCACTGGTGTCAGATCGCACTCAGCACAGGTATGCGTCTCGATGAGATCAGACGTATAACACCAGACATGGTTGAACAGCGCGGCCCCCGCATGTGTGTTGTGCGTTTGACCAAAACTAAGAATGGTGACGATAGAACCGTGTTCCTAGCTGGTAAGGCTTATGATGCACTTAGCGAGCTAGAGTTTACGCCAGGCGTCCTGTTCTCACACAAGAAGTTTTACAAGGCGTGGGGCGAGGCACGTAAAGAGATTGCCCCTAGTGATAAAGAGTTTGTCTTTCACACACTTCGCCACACTGCGGCTACCACAATGGTAAATGACCACAACATGTCGACCATTAAAGTAGCCATGGCGCTGGGTCACAGGCAGCTGTCAACTACACAAAAGTATGTGCATCAGAAAGAGGAATCAGCGATGGAGATAGCTAAAATCATGGGGGCCTAATGGCTCCCTTTTTACTTCAAATGATAAGGAAATAGAAACTAATAAAAACAATGGGTTGACTAAGGGACCCCCTCAGAACCCAAGGGAGACTACAAGGATGACGCATGAGGGCTTTCAGCGCCAAGCTGAACTTGAGCAACAAATGATCCAAAGAGGTCATGAGAGATACAACAAGAGACAACAGAAACTAGCACACAGTCAACGAGAGGTACCTCACCAGGTACTAACCGAGGCTTTACCTAGAGTATCAAAAGCAATTACCCAGGCAATCGAGGAAGACGCTAAGAGGTTCTACAGCGGCCTAGGAAAGAAGAGCTTGTGGTATGAGGAACTGGTAGACCAAGACGCAGACACTTTAGCCTACATAGGTCTCAACGTCTGTTATGAAAGTGTCATGCAGCAAGGCACCTTAGCTGGCACTCTAATTACCATAGGCACTAGGGTCGAACTTGAAGCTTGGTCTGAAGAGCTTAAAGAGTTTGACAAGTCACTCTGGCAGCGGATCGTAGGTCAGGTTTCTAAAGACCACTCAAGTGAGCGCTACAGGTTAAAGGCTGCAAGGATCATAGCTTCTAAAGCTGGCTTTAAGCATGACAAGTGGTCTAGATCTATGAAGGTCAATATAGCAAGTCCAATACTTAATGCTGTCTTAGAGACTTCAGGGATCTTCGAGTTAGCTACTGTGGAAGAGAACCTAAAGACACACAGGACCCTTACGTTAACCCCAGAGGCAGAGGACATCCTAAAGCAGCGCATGTTCAGAGCGTCATGGGCAGAGCCGATGTTTGGTCCATTAGTTACACCACCGAAGCCTTGGACAGCTTTTGACACAGGTGTCTACCAAGATGAAACTTTAGCAGCCTTAGTACCATTGATCCGTAGGACTACTACAGAACAGAGGAATGCAATTGCAAAAGACTTTGAGAGACACGGTGAACCCATGTATGTCAAAGCACTTAATGCACTCCAGGCAACCCCACTGCGGATCAACAAACGTGTACTAGAGATGGTAGACTACTGTGTTGATGAGAAGCTTAGGTTTGGTAAGTTCCCAGAACTAGAGCCACCAGAGTTTCCTAAGCTCCCTAAGGATTACGAAAGCCTACCAGAGAAGACCCAGCGTCAACTTAAGAAGGATCAAAAGGATTGGCACATAAAGAGACGAGAGTCAGTAGCTAACTTGGTTGTCATGAATGATGACCTGAGGACTGCACATGAGATGGCTAACTATGAGTCATTCTCAATCGGCTGGAGCTTTGACTTCAGAGGGCGCATGTACCCTGTGTCTCACTTTAATTATCACAGGGATGACCATGTGAAGGCACTCTTTGAGTTTGCTAGGGGTAAACCCGTGGCTGAAGAGGACCGAGGGTGGCTTGCGATACACCTGGCTAACGTAGGTGACTTTGATAAGGTGTCTAAGGCGTCTCTCGACGATAGGATCCAATGGGTCTTAGATAACGAAGATTGGCTACGTCAGATTAACGACAGCCCTAAGCAAACCATCGAACTATGGACCGCAGCTGATAAACCCTTTCAGTTTCTAGCAGCCGTCTTTGCTTACTTTGACGAGAGTGACATATGTCACTTACCGATAAGCCTAGACGGTACCAATAGTGGTGTTCAGCATTATTCATTGGCACTGAAGTCTGAAGATACTGGACGGATGGTTAACTTAGTGCCAAGCGATAAGTGTCAGGACGTCTATCAGCTTGTGGCAGACCAGGTTATCCAGGATCTAACAGAGGATGCGTCTGAGGAAGCACAGCGGTGGTTGGACTATGGGATCACTCGTAAAACAGTCAAGCGTAACTGCATGACGTTTGCTTATAGTTCCATAGAAAGAGGCTTTGGTGATCAAATCATTGAAGACCTAATGCAACCACTACAGCGCGATGTAAACTATGGAACTATCGACAAGCACCCATTTGGCGATCACCGAGAACAAGAGCGCTACGCACGTTTCCTAGCTAAGTTTAATTATGCAGCTGTAAACAAAGTCATCTCTAGTGTTTCTCAGGGTATGGCCTTCTTTCAATCATATGCCGATGCCCTGGCACGGGAAGGGAAGTCAGTACGGTGGAGAACACCCAGCGCATTTCCAGCGGTACAGCGGTACACTAAACCCGATGTCAAACGTGTAAAGATCTTCTTGTATGACCGTGAGGCAAAGCTGAGGAAGCAAACGCGGGTTTCACTTAACCAGGATGGCGCAAGGTATGACACACGGAAGGCAAAGGCAGCTATTGCTCCAAATGTCATTCATTCGCTCGATGCAGCACATATGCAGCTAAGTATACTTTGGGGCCTAGACGCTGGAATAGAAGACTTCTTTCTTATCCATGACAGCTTTGCAACCAACGCCGCAGATACCTGGTCATTCTACCACTGCATTCGTCACGCTATTGTCGACATGTACGAAGACAACTGTGTTCTGAGTAACTTCGAGTATGAGTGTCGAAATAGGCTGGCAAATCCAGACATGGATTTAGCAAGTGTCCCCGACAAAGGCGCGTTAGACGTCCGAGCAGTCTTAGAAAGCGAATATTGCTTCAGCTAACTAAGGGACCCCCTCAGAACCGATGACGATGGTTCAAGTAGGAAACCACAAATACAGGAGACTCATCACCATGAGTAAATCTAAGTTTGTATCACCAGCTGGAACAGCACAATATCCGTGGCTTCAGCCTGGTCGACCAGACACCGCTTTCGACCCAGAAGGTAAATACAAGGTAGAATTGCGTCTTGCACCAGATAGTGCCAAGCACATGACAGATTTGATCGAACTTGTCAGATCTGAGAACTTCGGAGCAAAAGACAAGATCCACCAGCCATACAAAGTTGATGAGGAAACTGGTGAATATCTGTTCAAGATACAATCCAAGTATCAGCCAAAGTACTATGATGCAAAAGGCAACCCAATCCCAACAGAGAAGGTGCCGTCAATGTACTCAGGTACTGAGCTTCGAGCATCAGGTCAGATTGACGCCTACACCAATGGGGCAAAGAAAGGCATTAGCCTTCGCCTAGCTGCGGTCCAGGTAATTAATCCAGTGTCCAATGGATCTGGAGACGGCGCTGGTGACTTTGACGCTGTAGATGGATTTGAGGTCGGATCATCTGGAAACGACTTTGCTAACAGTGATCTAGACGACGAACTTGAGGACTTCTAAAGCTGCCTATCGGCTTGGCTTTAGGTCGGGACTGGAGAAGCGAGTAGGCGACCAAATCATTGAGGCAGGGATCAAACTACAGTTCGAAACGGACAAGATCTCTTACCTAGTCCCAGCACGACAGGCAAAGTACACGCCTGATTTTAAGCTCCCTAAACCAGGGGGCTTTTTCTTTGTCGAGACCAAAGGGATATGGGCGGTCCAAGACCGTCAGAAACACCTGTTGATCAAACAACAGTTTCCTGATCTCGACATCCGCTTTGTCTTCTCGAACCAAAACGCGCGTTTGTACAAGGGATCTCCCACGACATACGCGATGTACTGCGAGAAGCACGGCTTCAGGTATGCAGCAAAGTTGATACCTGATGACTGGCTTGAAGAAGCTAGGAAAGGCTCAGAATACGAAAGCCCCTCTGAATAAAAGAGGCATTAGTATTTTGACACCAAGGAGAGAGCGAGGGGGCGGCTTAGGTCGCCCCTTTTTGATTCCAAGGAGTAGACAAATGGCTAACAAGAGCACAACACCCCCAGGACTTCCAAAACCAACACCTAAGCAATCATACGAGATCTTTGAGATGCTTCAGGTGGCATATGATCGCAAGAACCAGCGTTACACGAAGGCAGAGACTGATCAGTCTGTAGCTAAAGAGCTAGGCATAGAGCGCTGGGGTTGGGTCACACAGGTACGTGAGCAGTTCTTTGGCCCCGCTGGTAACGAAGAGGACCAGGTGTGGGTCAAAGGTCTAGAAGACTGGCTAAAGAAGACTGACCGTCAGGTAGAAGAGATTCAGATTGCCCTGGCAAGTCTTGAGACCTCACGCAAAGAGGCCAAAACCTTACTGTTAAAGGTCAAGAATTACGTCAACGCAAAAGCGGCGGCGTAACGCCATGGAAGCAGTCGAACAAGTTGAGAGCGAGTTCGTACAGCACGTCCCGTGTGACCAATGTGGATCACGGGACAATGGTGCACAGTACAGTGACGGACATGTCTATTGCTTTGGATGCGGAGCGTGGGTTGCTGGCGACGGAGAGGCTCCTACATACGTCCCAGAGCGGCCTAATGACCCCAACCTAATCAACGGCACTTTCCAGGCTCTACGGGCGCGTAAACTGACCGAGGAGACCTGTCGTAAGTTTGGATACACGGTTGGTAAGTACAAAGGGCAGACTGTCCAACTTGCGACCTATCGCGACAAAAAGGGCCGTCCAGTTGCACAAAAGGTCAGAACTAAAGATAAAGACTTTTCCGTTGTAGGTAACGGACGAGACATGACACTGTTTGGGTCACACTTATGGTCCAACGGGAAGATCCTAGTGATCTGCGAAGGCGAGATAGACGCAATGAGCGTCAGCCAAATGCAGAACCACAAGTGGCCTACTGTCAGTCTCCCCAATGGGGCTAAGGCTGCAAAGAAGGCTCTACTAAGTAACTACGATTATGTGACCAGCTTTGAATCAGTTGTCCTCATGTTCGACAACGATGAACCTGGTCGTGAAGCTGCCATTGAATGTGCAGAGGCTTTACCCATCGGTTTGTGCAAGATCGCAAACCTTGGGGAACACAAGGACGCCAATGAGGCACTTGTGAAAGGAGATGCCCAGACAGTCATACAAGCGATCTTCCAGGCCAAGCTCCATCGGCCTGATGGGATCGTGGCAGCTGCCGATCTCCGAGAGGTCATTGGTGTGGGGGATGCTGTCTCTCCCATTAGTTACCCTTACAGCAAGCTCAACGATATCACGAAGGGCTTACGGCTGGGGTCACTGGTCACCATTGCCGCTGGCTCGGGGGTCGGCAAGTCTACCTTCGTCAGAGAGCTTATGTACCACGTGCAGCAATCAGGGTTCCCAATTGGCATGATGATGCTCGAAGAGAGCACAAAGCGTACCGCACAGGGCCTTGTAGGGCTTCACATGAACAAGAACATCACTGTGTCAGTTGAGGACACGTCAGAGGACGCAATTGTTGAAGCGTTTGATGACATGCGAAAGGCTGGTGAGTTCTACTTGTTTGATCACTTTGGATCTACGGATCTAGATGTCATCGTGAATCGCATCCGATACATGAACAAGGCTCTAGGGTGTCAGGTGATATGCCTAGACCACATTAGTATCCTGATCTCTGGCTTAACCTCAGGTGTCAACGATGAGCGTAGGCTCGTTGATGACATCATGACCAGGCTACGTGTCGAGGTACAAGCGCTGGGCATCTGCCTAATACTAGTGTCCCACCTACGTCGCCCACAAGGGGACAAGGGACACGAAGGGGGTGCTCAGGTCAGCCTCAGTCAGCTGCGTGGGTCACATGCGATAGCGCAGCTGGCAGACACCTGTATTGGCCTCAACGTCGATGCTGAGGATCCAACCTCAGGCAAGCGGAACATCGTGGTCTTGAAGAATAGACACACGGGCGAGGTCGGGTCAGCTGGCATCTTGAAGTACGACCTGGAGACAGGACGTCTGACTGAGACCAACGAGTTCAATGATTTCGACGAAGAGGTGCCATTCTAATGGGTCAACTTCCCGAGGGCAGACGCCCGATTGATGACAACTGGTTCATCACAAAAGCAAACCAATTACACCCAGAACCGAGGAGAGCAACAATGGTTTCTGAACGCTATTTATATCCATTAACTATGAACGACTACCAGGCTGACATGGCGCAATATGCCATCTACAAGTGGAAGGTGATCTACCCAGCGCTGGCACTTAATGAGGAAGCTGGAGAGGTCGCTGGTAAGATCTCGAAGCTGATCCGTGACAAGGGTCTGAAGTTCGATGGCACAGAGAAGCTGACAGACGCACAACGTGCAGACATCATTTTCGAGCTAGGTGACTGCCTATGGCA